TTGCGCGATGTCGCTGCGCGCTGTGCAGGCCCTCGAATCCCGCCTTCCCTCCGGTCTGCTCGTAGTATTTCTCTGCGATGAGCAGCTTCCGCGCGCTCACCGCCTGCCGCGTGCGTCCCGTCAGGCGCGCCAGATGCGCACCGCTGCGGATGCCGCTCTCCTTGCCGAGAAAGGTCTGGAGCAGCGCCGCTTGTTTGGCACTGCACTCAGTGAGGTCCAGCTTCTCCGCCACCAGTTCCAGTTTCTCCAGCTTGATCATCTCCCGCTTCGTGCGCCCCTTGCCCGCCGTGCTGCTATCAGGTTTGATCCGTTGCCGTATGCGCGCCTCCGGTTCTACCCGGTCCACCTTCTCCCCTGTGCGGAAGATCACCGCACTCACCAGCCAGAGCACCCCCCCGGCCTGCCCCGGGCCTTTCACCCGCTCGCAGGTTTGCCCCTCCATCAGCGCACGCGTGTAGAGCGGCTTCCAGCGCACCTTGCCCGTCGCCTGCACCTCCGCACTCAGCAGCCGTTGCGCCAGATAGCGCACGGTTTCGTCACGGTTTTCCGGCATCACTGCCGGCGGCGGATCGGGATCCGGTTGAGCGATGTCCGTGTCGCCCAGTTCCACTTCGCGGGCCCGCCTGCGCGCTTCTTTTCGCCACTCGCCCTTCTTCCATTTTCTGTGCCATGCTTCCAGATGGCTCAGCACCTCTTCAGGAAGCTGATTCTCCAGCCGGGCCGCTATGTCGTCGTAGGTCCGGCCCGCTTCCCGCTGGCCGTCCACGTATTCGCACAGGGCTTCCCGCTGCTTTAAGGTCATGCTGCCGTTTCTCCTTTCTGCTTCGCCTCACGCAGACGTGCCGTCGCCTCCCCGCGGTCCGCCAGGGCCGGCGCCTGCGCGATCGCCCGCGCCCTCAGGAATGCTGCGGCCTCATCATAAATGATGAAGATCTTCGCCCGCTCACTGCTTGCCGCATTCGGCGTGTAGATCCCGGAAAACCCCTCATTCCGCAGCGCCAGCCAATCCTGATAGGCCAGACCGAACCACGGATCCGCCTCCCCCTTCAGCGGATGCCGGAAACTCCACGGCCGCACCGCCACGGCCGCGCCGCTGTCCACCGCCTCCTGCACAGACCGCTCCTTCAGCGCCGCCTCCATCGCCGGCGCCATCCGCTTGAACAGCGCCATCATCTCCAGTGTATCCGTCGCCGCACTCATGCCCGTTTCCCTCCCGGTTGATTGATCCACAGCCACGAGCCGTCCGGCTGCAGCACACCGAGGCCCCCGTCATGCACCTCCACGACGCGCGCACTCTCCACCCGCTGCCTCACCAGACCCGGCGACATGGGGAACTCCTGGATCTGCACCAGGGATACCTCCACGGCCGCCCCGCCGGCGCTGCGCAGGATGGCATCCAGTCTCGCTGCTGCTGCTGCATTCATGGCGGTTAGTCCCTCCTTGCCGGGTGATAGGTTTTCCACGCCTGCCCGCCCCTGGTCTCGAAGTGCAGCCGCACCTCCGGAGTCCACACCGGCTGTCCGCCCGGCATCCGGATGACGGGAGAGCCCGGCTTGTCAGTGAGTCGATAGCCCAGAGTCAGCACCGAGGACACCTCGGCGCCTACCAGCTTTGCTTTTGTCAGGTCGATAATCATGTTATTCAGTTTCGTTTGGTAAGTCCCAATCGCCCGGGCACCGGGGATCCGTTACAGGCCGCCCCAGAGCCCCCGCCTGCCGATGCTGCTCCGCCGTCCCCACATGCCAGGCCGGCAGCTTCCGCTGCACGATCTCCGGCTCCTCCATGGTCAGCCAGAACTCCCGGTGCAGCGGATCGTCCCGCCGGCGCAGCACGATCTGGCCGTGATAGATGGCATCCAGCATCGCCCCCACGCTCGGGCTCCCGCCCGGGCGCCTCACATTCAGCATCCTCGCCAACTGTTGCAGCCGCTTCAGCCGCTTGGCCGTTGTCACGATATTCTGTGCCACCCCGCCTTTCGCCGGCGGCTCTTCCAGTGGCTTCTCAATGCTGGGTGGAGTCTTCATTATTTGCTATTTCAGCTTGGTTATTGTCTATCGATTCAGATTCGCGCTGATCGCATCCGCCTGCGCCAGCCAGCGGCGCATCCGGGCCTGTTCCTCCGCGCTCGCGTCCGCCGGCACCCGGAGCCTCGTTCCCGCCTTCGCCGGCGGCTCTGGCTTCCGCTTCTTTGCGAGGAACCGCTGTGTGTCCAGGTGCCCGCAGGCCGGCTTCCCATACATGCCGCTCTTATCCGGCGTGGAGGTCACCTTCGCCGCCTGCTTAGCAGCACCGGTATAGACCCGGCCCTTCACCTCGGCATTCTGCCGCGCATTGTCACGGCGCCGCGATCTGTGCAGCGATACCGCCGCACCGGTTGCCGCTTCCGTTTTGTACAGTCGCTGCCTGTGCTCCGCCTGATTCTTAGGAAGGGTGCTCATTAGATTTTGCTATTTGGATTGTCCTCACATTCTCCCGGAGCCGCAGCGCACAGCGCCGCAGACTCCCCTATCGATGCCGTCCCCAGCTCATCATTGCTTGATTCGGCATCAGCAGCCGCAGGTGAATTATTAAGCCCCGCAGCCTGATGGGGAGCGGCCATGATAGTCGGCCCCCCGGGAAATTTGATGGGCGACAACTCCGCGCAGTTCCGCCGGCGGTCGCACAGCCAGTCCAGCACCCTCATGCCCGCCCCCTCTCCGAGTGGTGGCCCCGCGCCATCAGCGCCGTTCGCCAGTGCTACCCGTCGACCGCCCCCCGCGCATCCTCCAGAGCATCGTGCGCCCCCGGCCGCGGTGGCCTCCCCATCGCCTGGAGCAATCCGTCCAGCGTCGCGCTCCCTGCCGGTACCAGACCCGCCACCTGAGCCGCCCGCAGCGTCGTCATGCTGTCGTGCCATGCGTGGCTCAGCATCCCCTCTTCACCGAAGAGCATGTCGCGGAGATCGTAGCGCCCTGACCAGTATTCGAGGAACGGGCGATCCACCGATGCGTGATTGTGCGCCAGTGGCTCGAACGACCGGACCTTCAGCGTCAGCTTCTCCGCCAGCCCGGTCAGCCACATCACGAAAATATCCAGCGCATTCCTCAGCGGCACAGCCCCCTTCTCCAGCCACTGCTCATCACTCCACCAGCCGCACTTCGCGGCCGCCTCCGGCTCCACGATGGTGTCAGGCTCCCGTTCCACCAGCAGCCGCAGCGTGTGCTCCGGTGCCGCCGTAGAGGTCCCGTAGTGCGGATCCGTCTGCCGCCAGTAGGCCCCTATGGCCAGGATCGGATTCCGCCACGGCTCGAAACCACCCGACTCCAGATCCACCCCGATGATGACATTGTCGCCCCGCTTCATGCTGCCGCCTTCCTATCCGCCCCGAAGTGCGCGATGTAGAGATTGTCATACTCCGCCGCCAGCTCCGCCGGCGCACGCATCGGCAGCGCCGGGCACGGCTGCTGGACTTCCCCTTCCAGCGATGTCGGGAAATTGTGTGGACTCCACCAGCCCCGCGCGCATCCGCGGCACACCTCACCGTCATAGCTGAAGAGCGGCACTCCACAGGCCTCCGTTACCCGGCGCTGAGTTTCCGGTGCCATGATCTCTCCCGTCCACATGGACAGGAATTTCGTCGTCACCAGCTTCGTCCGGAGCGTCGTCACCCGCCCTTCGATATCGACGGCCTCACCGATGCGCCCGGGAATGGCATAGTGGCCCGTGTGCCTCAGCGCCGGCAATACCTCATGAAACACCCAGCGCTGGAACTCCGCCGCCTTTGGCTTGTAGCTCCGGAAGATCAGCCGATAGAGCCCCGGCTCCGTCACACAGACCAACTTTTGAGACCCTCGGCCGACGGTCTCAAAAGAACTTAGACCCTTCTCCTCCTCCGGGTGATTCGCCACCGCCATCGTCGGATTCGCCAGTTCCAGCACCGCGCAAATGTCCGCCACACAGAACAACGGCGACTCCTTCGTCCCTGCCACCCGGATTTCCTGCGTCCCGAAAGTGAACGTCGCAACGGTCTCAGAACTTTTGACACCCTCAGTTTTCCCGCCAGCCTTGCCGGCATGAGCAGCAGCACACCCCCCAAGACCCTCACCCTCGGCGAATTCAAATCCCGGTGCCCCGGACTCTGGGAACTCCCCGACGATACCCTCATCTCCTTTGGCCCCGCCTCCGGTGCCGATTGGGGCTCCATCCTCCCGGTAAGGCTCAAACAACGCGGTCCTAATTTTCATAATATCGAGTTCGACGAAGATTTCAGGGTTGAAGAGCCGTGACGTATTCCGCCTCCATGGTTGCCAGCGCCCGCTCCATCTCCCCGCGGTCATGGCACAGGTAAGTCACGTCCTGCTGCGCCTCCGGGCGGCCGTGGCCCGTCACTATCCGGATCTGCACCGGCCACTGGCGTTCCGTGCCCTGGAGCAGCGACGGGTCTGCCGTCTTCGACCATTTAGCGCCCGGAACCATCGGCCGCCCGACGAGCGTCCTGATGTCGAGCCTCTCCCCGAAGAGCCCCGCTTCCTCCTCAGCGGTGAGCGCCGCGCTCAGGCATTCCACTGGCACCAGATCCCCGGTGTCCATCCTCGCCACGCCGTGCGCCAGAAACGCCACCGTGCCCACTTTCCTTTTTGCCGTGCCCGGGGCACGATACATTACCCTGTCCCCCACCTTCACCGCATTCCCGCCATGTCCCGTGCTCTCCGGCCGGTCCAGCTTCGCCCCCACCACCGAGGCCCGCGTGATGCTCGCCGCCCCGATCTGGTAAAAGCTGCGCATTCCCTCAGCCATGGCCGTCAGGCCCTCGGCGCAGTAAGTGTCCATCATCGCCCGTGTCCCCGCGGGAAACGGCCCACCCTCTCCCTCATACTCGATCTCGATCGTGACTGTCAGTTTTTGTTTCATGCTGCTGCTTGGTTATGGGTTGAAAAATTCAGCTTGCCGCCCGGCCGGTCAGGCCGGCACACTCCGGCCCATGCCCGCCACGCTCCGTAAGATCGATCTCCTGCGCGCCGCCCTCCACGCTCAGGGCGTCTCCCCCATGGAGATCGAGGAACACACGCTCCTCCTGCAAAAGCACCCTCGCTTCGCCCGCTGGAACACACGGCTCACCAAACAAGCCCTCGGCTGGCTCGCCCGCTTCGACCAGCCCGGCGGCCGAGCCTTTGCCGCCGATATCCTTGCTGGCCTTGCTCAATTCTTTGCCGACGCTGCCGGCATGACGCCCGAGGACCTTGCTGAGGCCGCGGAACATCTCCGCCGCGAGCGGCGAGGAAACCTTTCCTAGACCCGCTGTCAGGTAACCTACTGCTTCTGCATTCATGCTGCTGCTGCTTGGTTATAGGTTGAAAAAGTCAGCTCGCGGCCCCGGCCGCTTTTGATCGTGTCGCGGCTTCCTTCCGGGCGGCTTCCTTCCGGGCGGCTATGCCCTCCTTCAGCATTCCCAGTATCTCGCGGGTGTGCTCCATCAGCGCCTCCTTCATCAGTGCTTTGAATTCGCTCTTCTTCATGCTGCTGCTCTGCTCCGGTTCGGGTTCAGGCCGCCTCGGCGGGCTCGTTGTCCGGGATGTTCGCCAGTTGCTCCGCGCTCAGGCTGAGCGCCTTCACCAGCAGCTCGGCACCGCGTTGCATGCTCAGGCGCATGAAGTCGCTTTTGCTCAGGCCCGTCTTTTCCGCCCCTTCAGCCATCGCCTGATCAAGGGTTTTCGGCATCCGAAGGGGGAAGCTGGTGTTTTCTTCAGGTTTCGATTTGCTCATGCGTAGCACAATGTACTAAATCTTGGGGAGAGCAAGAAAAATGTAGCACTTTGTAGTAAATCGGATAATTTCCCTGATGCCCGACTACTCAATCCTTTCCATTCGCATCACCTCCGAGCTTGATACCATGCTCGCCGAAGTCGCCGCAAAAATCGGCAAATCGAAACAGGAGACCATGCGCCTCTGCATGGAGCTTGGGGCCAAGTGGATTGAGACAAACGGCTACGATCCCACCAGGGAAATATCGGCTGCCCCTATCATTGACGAACTCCAGAAGTTGCTCACCCTGGCGACAGACAAACTTGTCGATGTCTTGAATCGGGACTCGAAGTCAGCCCGGAAGTGAATCCTCAGTGTCGGCTGGCGATGCGCCTTCAAGCTCGTCCGTGCTGATCTCAAAGGCAGCGCAATAGATGCAGAACCACTTCTGCCCCGGCCTTAGAACGACCGTCGAGACCGTTTTGCACTGCGTGCAACGGCCGCGAACTGGATGCAGGTCATGCTCTTCCCGGTCTTTCACGATCTTGATTCACTGGTACTTCCGCAGCGGAAACAGTAGTAGCGTCGCTCCCATGCCTCCAGCGCGGTGCGATACGCCAGTTCTCCCGCGGCGATGTCAGCCCGTTTTGGAGACTTTTTCACCGCCACCATAATGACCACCGCCGCCAGCGTGGACAGAATCAGGACTGCCACCCACTCTCCGGTAATACCGCCATACCCGATGGCTACCAGACCAAGGAAAATGCCGAAAATCAGCAATGCCATCATCCCCTCCGGTGCATAAGCTTTGGCATTTGGCGGGGCACATCGGGCCGCAAGAGCCGTCGTCTGACTGATTTGTGTGGTGCCACTTGCCACCATGGGAGCAAAGCCATCCTCCGTCCCCACAAAACCCACTCCGGTTGTTCTGGCAGTGCCAGTTGATGTCCCGGACTCCCAGATCACGCGGAGCTTGCGCACATCGTCAGAGCCGCAGCGCTCGCAGTGGATCCCCACCTTCACCGTGGCACGCTTTACCGCAGGGGGCGAGGCACGCTTCGCAGGCGCCTCTACCGGATCAGGGTCGATGATGATGATATCAGAATAGACGTGCGCCGGTACCCAATCCTCTGCATCGTGCGGACAAATCAGCGATTCCCATGTCGCCAGCCCCCCGTGTATTTTGCGCCCAATGGCACCGGGCGTGTGAGGGCCGGAGACAGCGCCGTCTGATTCAGAGAGAAAAAACATCATGGGGGCAAGAGTGTCAGTCTTGCCCCCAATTCGTCAAGTTTCCGTTAACGGGCCGAAGTGAGGGCAGATTTAGCCTTCTCGAGGGCGGCAAAATACCGCTTCCGGGCGCGGATAATTGCTGCCGGGTCTTCCGCCTGAATCGCTGCGGAAAGAGCAGCGGCGAGCGATCTGAGAGTGGTGTTCATGGGTATTCCTTGCGATGAATGTCAAACCGCCATCTTTGCCCGCTTCGCGGCATCCCGCCGGCGGACGTCCTCGAAGGACACCGTCTCGGTGACCACCGCCTTTGCGAGGCCCGTGTCCCGTTCCGTTGCCCGCGTATCGCTCAGCGTTTTTGAGAGCACCGCCACGGCCGCGCTGTAGGCATAGCTCTTGTCCAGACTCACCAGGGCACCCCGGCGGGCCACCTGCCCCCGGGGCTGCACGATGGCGAGGATCACCGGCTTCAGCGCATCCGCCGCCGCCTTCCTTTTCGATCCGCTGCCAGACCTCCGGAGGCACCGCCTCCAGAGCCACCCGCAGAATCCACTCGCTGAGATTCGTCCCCGCATCGCGGGCCGCCAGAACCATCGCCCCCTTGTCCTTCGGGGCGCATTTGACGTGGATGTGCGCCAGCTCCCCGCTCGCATCGGTGCGGGTAGCCGGCCGTCCAGGACCACGTTTTTCGGTGTCGTCACTCATACGCCGGCACCGTCTCTGCTTCGCACGCATCGTCAAGCTCCTTTCCCCCATGGCGAGGGCGGCGGCATTTGCCAGGCGCGGAAATACTCCCGCGCCTGCGCCTTCGTCGCCACCCCGTCATAATGGGCCGCCAGCGTGTGCAGCTTGTAGTGCCCCAGGACCTTGCTGGCCAGCGCCGGGTGCCCGTCAGCGCCACGTAGTAGGTCGCGAACGTGTGGCGGATGACATCATGCCCCAATGTTACCCCTGCCACCGCCGCCGCCCGTCGCCGCTCATGGATCCACCGCGCCACCGCCACATGCTCCGCGGTATCCCCGTGCGCCGGCAGCACCCGCCCAGTCCGGTCCGGACACTGCCGCAGCAGACTCCACAGCACCGCCGGCACACCCTCCACGATGCGCGCCCGCCGGATCTTGCTAACCCGCGCCTCCACCTTGATCCGCCGCTCCGTCAGATTGATCGACGGCCACTCTATCCGGCAACACTCATACGGCCGCAGCCCCGCAAAGAAACCCAGCACGAACACCCCGCGATACTGCGGCCGCACCGCGGCCAGGAACGCCCGAGTCTCCGCCGGCGTCAGATAGCACGGCTGCTTTTCATCGCTCCGGGGCGCCAGTGGCAGCGTCCCGGGATCAAACGTCAGCGGCAGCACCCGCAGCTTCACCAGCCAGCGGAAGAACGCCTGCGCACACTGCGCATAATTTCGGCTGTGCGACTGCAGCAGCCCCGTGATCTGCGACGGCCGCACCTGCCGCACCGCCCGCGCCCCCCACTCCCGCGCCATGACGCCTGCCCACACCCCGTAATTCACCAGCGTCATGGGCCGCAGATTTCGCTCCTCACGGCTTGTCAGGAAATGCGGCAGCAACTCCGCCACCGTCTTCAGCTTCCGCAGTTCGGTCACGGCCGGCCTCCTTCCCGCTGTGCCCACTCCAGATCCCTGACCAAATCTCCATACTCCCACTGTAGCGCATTCGCCAGTTGGATGCATGCCTCCATCTCTAGCCAATCTGGCTCTAACGCCGTCAGCCGGTCCCGCTGCTCATCAGTTAATTCGCTCCAGATGATCATAACAGTTAAGAAAAGCGGGCGGCCGCCGGCACACCGGCAGCCGCCCTGGGTTGATCATTCCGCCATCAGGCTCAGCAGCCCGTCCGCCCGGTCCGTGTCATCAGCCCGGCGGCCGAAGATCGCCGCGAAGGCGTGCTCCAGATCCTCCGCGTCCGGATCTTCGCCCTCAGCGAGACCGTCCACCCATTCCCGCGCCTGCTCCTCAGTCATGCGCACCGTCGGCGCGCAGTCGAGGAACGCCGCCAGCCACTCCGGCAGCCAGCCCTCGTCTTCATGCGTCTCCTTGAGCCAGGCTTCACTTGCCTCATCCCGCGGCTCCAGCGTGATGGTGCAGAGCGCCTCATCCGGATTCCGCTGGCAGCCCGGATCCACCTCCGTCCGATACATCCCACAGCACCGGCACACCTGCTTTGTGGTGGTGCGCGTGCCCCAATTGCTCCACACGCCTGGATTCTCCCGGATCCCGCCCACCAGCGCGAACGGGCTGCGCCACACATGCCCCTGATCGTCCGCGTCGTCAGCATTCGCTTCCGCCTCACACTCCGGCAGCTCATCCGAGTAGGTGCCGCTGCAGTCGTGGCCAAATTCTTCCCTCGTCGCATCCTCGTCGATCTCGCCATCCTCTCCGCGAATGATCTCCTTCACACAGCACTCCAGCTCGATGGTGCGATACGTGCCATCCTCGCTGCTCCATTCCCCGTCCTCGATCCACTCGCGCCCGGCCTCGATAGCCGCTTCCAGCGACTCAGCGTAAATGTCATGCGTCGCCCCGCCGCCGGTCTGATCAATGATACGATAATTGCTATTCATGGTGTCTGTCTTGATTTGACTCGCCGGGTCCGCCGGCGCGGGCCGCCCGTTGTGGGCGACGAGGGACCTATATCACGGCCCGTAATTTCGTCAACACGAAATTACTCTTCGCTTAAAAAAAGACCCCTGCCAGAACCGCTCTGGCAGGGGTCTCGTCAGCCGAAATTAGAGGGGTCGGATCCTTCGGACTCATCAGAGTTTCCCGATGGGTCATCCTGTTCTGGTTGTGAGTCCGGTCGCCCTCCATGACATCTCTCTTCAGAACCTCATCTGATTTTCTCGATATCGATTCGAACATCGGGAGAGACCCGGCGCAATTCACGACGGACAACAGGACTGCTCTTCTCATGGGGCAACATCATAGGTGAAATCCTATCCTATCCGCAAACAGTTTTTCGCGGAGTCGGAGTGCAGGTGAGGCATTCATTTGCCGGCCGCTGTTGCCAGTGCCTCCGCTGCCTGCCTCAGGGCCGCCTCCCCGACGGTGGTGTAAATTCGCCCCGTCTCGCCCTCATGGCCGATGAAGGCATCGATCACCGCCTTGGGCTGCCCCGCTTCCTCCAGGAGCGTCCGCGCCGTGTGGCGGAGACTGTGAAAGCTCAGCGCATGCTGTTCACGCCGGTCGCTCATGTCCGTCTCAGCAGACGCCTCCTTCCGCCGGCGGGCACTTTTCCGCCCCGCTACGAAAGGAGACTGATCCCGCAGGCCGGCTAGCCAGAGCCAGTGCGAAAATCGATCACTGGCCTTTCCGGTTTTTCCGCTCGTGCGTTTCGCCATCGCGTCCACCCAACGCTGGAAGATAAATTCGCCGCCCCCATTTTTCGTCCACCACGCGAGGAGCTTCTCCGTCAAATCGCCGGGCAGGGGAATCCACAGGTGCAGTCCTACCTTGCCGGTGACGATCTTCACTGCGTTCTTTGACGCATCGATCTCATCCCGCCGCAGGCTCAGCACGTCGCCCAAGCGCTGCCCGGTGTAGAGCCCCAGCCATGTGATCAACTGCCATTCCTCATCCATCACGGCCGTCAATTGCCGCAGTTCCTCCATGGTGAACGGCCGGCGGATTTTTTTCGTTTTGTGCTCCTTGCGCAGCGTCCGCACGCCATCTGCCGGATTGGCCGACAACCCGCCATCCGCCATCGCTGCCTTGAATAGCTGGCGCAGCGCCTTCACCCGATGATTCGCCGTCGTGGCCGTCACTCGTTTGCTCTCCGCCGTGCGGAAGGCGACCATGTCATCCCGAGTGATCAGATCCAGCGGCCGCTCCGCGCGCGGGCCCAGCCAATCCAGCCATGATTTGAGCGTGCTGCGGTAGAACTCGAACGTGTCGCCCGCCACCGTGCCGCGCTGCGCATCCAGCCATCGCTGCACGTAGTCGCGGCAAGTGATCCTCACCTTCACGTCTCCCACGACTTTCGACAGGAGATCAGCCATCACGCGCCGTGCCTGCTCGATGTTCTCCACCGGTCCCTTTACCGCCTGTTCCCACGCGAGCACCACCTGAAGAGCCGCGGCCTTTTCCTCCTTCCCGGTCGAACGAAAGGTCTGCTTCCCGTTGTGCCAAAACGCGCCCATCCAAAAGCGCGACCGCTTAGTTTTGTGAACCGATCCCATGCGACCGGGTCACTTCTAATTCCTTCTAATGCAACCTCGGAAATCAACGGTTCGCGGGTTATCTGTCCCGGTTCAAATGACCCATAATGGGCTGTAAAAATGTGGACTACGTTTCGCAGGTTCGAACCCTGCAGCGCGCACCACTCCCCTTCTACTTCGGGAAATGCCGTGGAGTTAAGAGCCAGCTTCTAATGCTGCTTCTAATGTCCATCTTGGGAAATCAAAGGAATTCAAACAAATTACCCGACGTTGCGGTATCAACGTCGGGCATCATCGCTGGTTGATCCTCGCCGGCGGGGCCGGGTCTGTGGATCTACAGCCAGCTCCTGGGCGGCGTTGCCGCGGCCGAACTTGGAGATCAGGTATTATCCGTCAGGATGTAGAGAAATGACTTTTGCTTGTATTGATCCAGGAGGCGGTAGCCAAGGGTCTGGAATTCGGGCCATTGGTCCGGAGGCAGTGTCTGGCAACCCCAAGAGCTGGTGCCGTTCTCGCCGCCGCGGTGGATGTTGATGCCAAAGCCGTCGCCGTCCTCCTCGTGGTGCACCGTGCCGTCGGCGTTCATGCGCTGAACGGTGACCACATTGTTTGCCTGCCCGAAGGCGGCATACTGGCCTTTGTGGCGCCACTTGGTGAACGTGTAGCGGCCGGGCTTGAGTCGGGCGAACAGCTTGCCAACTCCCGGGTTGTGACCATAGCCACCGGGATCCGTGTTGGCATTGAAGGCGCTGAATCCTCCGTCCGGCCATACCCAGAAGAGGGCATCGTCGTAGAGGCGGATGTCGTTCACGCCTGGCTTGCCCATGGTATCGCGGTAGTATCCACGCCGCCCGATCAGGACCACCTGTTTGAGGTCTTTGGCGGCCGCAAATCCTGCGGAGGATGCCCACGCCAGCACTTGCTCTCGTGTGGCCTGGGGACGTGATCGTGGTGTAATGCTCATGGCAGATAGTATCGGATGGTTAGTTTGGGACGGCGGGCGGCCGTTACGCTTTGCCGGCTGTCGAATTGGACGCCGTCGCCGGTGGCGGTGTCGGTATTGAGGCCTAGCCAGCCGTAGTTGGTGGACGGGCTGGAGATCATTTGCTGCACGTCGGAGACGAGCATGTTGTCGCGGACGCTGATGCCGGTGATGGTGTCGAGGTTGACACCGTTGCGGGTGCTCTCGGTGGCCACGGCTTTGACGCCATCATTGTTCACGCCGCCGAGGCTGTTGTGTGTGCTGTTCTCATCCCACGGAACCAGCATGCGATACCATGCCCAGCCCTGTCCTTCGGCGGAGATCCACAGATCGAGGCGGGCACCGACGACGACGGCATTGGCTGGAATCGACGACAGATCGAATTTGAGCAGGGCGCGCCGGTCGTCGCTGGGTGTGCCGACGGTGATGTCGAGCACGATGGTGGTTTCGGTGCCCCGGACGGTCGATGGACTGGTCTGCCAGCTGTAGGTGTCGAGCGTGCCAGCGTAGCTGGCGTCCGGAGAGACGCCGTCCTGGAATGCGGCCGTGGTCGCGGCCTTGGGGAGGCGGGTGTATTTGAAGAGCGGGAACCGGGCGGCGGTGCTGCCCTCGCTGGCGAGGTATTCGCTGGCGGTGTAGTAGTCGTTATTGTCGTAGCTGAAGCAGATGGCTTCACCCTGCGGCTCGGCTTGCGGGTGTGATTTCTTGGGGCTGACACTGCCGCCGCCGACATAGGATACCTGCACGGGCGTTTGTGTGAGGGCAGTATAGATGCTGACGGATTTGTCGGGGCGGGCGAAGTAGTAGACGGCGTCGTAGTTTTTTACGAGGATCTCCTTCCCGTCGCTGGAGATGGTGGCACCAACGACGTTGCAGGCGGTGGCGCCGAGGGGGACGGTGGTGATGTCAGGGATGTCCCACATCTTGCCGAGATATTGAAGCGTTTGGGTGCCGCTGTAGCTGGCCTGGTGTGGGAGGTAATAGACGCCCGGGATGGTCTCTCGCTTGGTGATGATGTAGATGTCGCCGGTGTCGGGATCCACGATTACTCCCTCGGCATCTTTGTGCGTTGGGGCGCTGCCGCCGCCCGGATAGGCACAGACGATGGTGTGGATGTCGGCGGAGAGGATGGTGCCATCGCTGCCGGTGATCTGTGGCTCGATGCAGCGGTGGATGTTGATGGTGCTGCGGCTGGAGGGGTTATCTCCGATGTCGCACACGTAGATGTATGAGACGCCGGCGATGCGTGCGGTGGCGACTTCCTCCCAATCGGCAGGGGAGGAAATGCTCACGCCCTGGAGCGCCCAGACGCCTTGATTGCTGGCGTCTGTGAGCGAGATGGCCGCGAGCATGTTGGCTGGCGAGTCCGAGACGATCCATGCTCGCCCCGCATTGGCGGGCAGCGTGGGGCAGGCCATGCCGCTGATTTCCTGCCAGTTCGTGGTGGACGGCAGGTTGCCGACGGCGATGCCGTCGGCGAACTCAGCGAGCAGGCTGCGGGCCGTGGTGCGGCGCGTGGTCAGGATCGGCAGCAGTTGCGGGCGCATTAGACGGATATGGCGCGGAGGGTGAGGGTCTTGACGGCCTGTGCGGTCGGTGTGTAGGCCCCGATGGTTTGCAGCACGCCATAGAGGGTGGTGCTGCCGGCCGCGAGCTGGACTTGGTGATTCAGGCTGTCTCTCTGACTCCACAGTGTGGCGCCCAGGTCCTCCGGAGCGGTGAACTCAATAAAACCCTGGTAGGCGGCACGGTCGCCAGCGGCCAAATCAAACGCCGCGTTGTCGGCGACGGCGGCGGGTTGGGCATTGTAGAGGTGCAGCCGGAAGGCGCTCATGCCGACGGGCACTCCGTTGACATCGATTCGCAGGCTGGCGGATGTGATGAGGAGATTGCGGCCGGGCGTGGATCCAGTGCCCAGGCCGGCGAATGTGAGGATGGCGCTGGCGGCACCGACGGCATCGCCGGCGGTGTAGGCGGTGGTGTCATTCGGACGCGTAAAACTCACGCTGACAGAGGCACCGCTGCTGAGGTAGTCGGCGATGTAGGCTTGCTTATCTGCTTCGCAGAGCCCGATGTGGGCTGGTGATGCGGTTGGGAGCATGATGGTTACTTCTGAGGGTTGATCTCGACGAAGATCAGCGAGTGGGGATGGGTTGCTTTCCTGTGCTGGTGCGGGTGCCGAGATGGGTGATGCGGTCGATGGCGGCGGCCTCGGCGGCGGCGGCTCCGGCCACAAGGACACGGGTGCCGGCTTCCGTGAGGAGCTTCTTTGTCTCGGGGCTCACGCCGGTGCAGGCGGGCTGCAGGAGGGTGACGAGGGCGATGGTGAGGATGCGCTTTTTCATGGGTGGATTGAGAATTGATGATTGGTGCGATAACAGGTGATGATGTGGCGACACTGCCCGAAGTCGGCAGTGGCTAGCAGGACCTAAAGAAGCCGGCGGTGAGGTAGCCGTGCCAGTGGCCGGGATCGAGTATGGACGGCGTCAGGGTGGGCTTGTCTTCGTTTCCGTCCCATCCCCACCATCGTTCCTTGTCAGGGGCCGGGCCTCGCGCGATGCGAAGGGCATCGGGGCCGGGGGCGCCGGGGAGCCAAACGTAGATGTAGCTTAGGTCCTCGGAAAAACAGAAGTCGCCGGGCTGGAACATCTGTCCGAAGGGGACTTTGCGGGCGTACAGGGATTTGGTGTTCATGACGGGTGTTCGCCGGATGCTGCGTCTTTTTGCTGTTTCCTGCGCATCTCGAAGACGGGGCAGCCGGTGCGGGTGCAGCTCAGCAGGAGATCGAGGCGCTCGTGGAGGCGCTCCTGGGTGTCCTGCTGTTTCTCGTGGGAATCACGGAGACTTGTCAGGGCGGAAGTCTGTTGTTGGACAAACTCGAACGCCTGGCTGGCAAGCCGGCTGAAGCGCCGAACCGCCCAGGCGATGACCACAATGCCTACAGCGAGGACCAGGAGCAGGATGCCCACAATGCCGAGGCGCTCGTAAGATGACAGGGTTTCAGGGGTTGGTATTCCTGGCATGGTAGGTTTTGATCAGAGCAGCGGGTTGGTGGCGATCATGGTGCCGGCGTCGTTGCACCAGAGGCGGATGTCTCCGTTGGAGTCGCGGAACATGGCCCAGGTGCCGGGCGGGAGATCGCCGGCGGTGGGCTGCGGGGTGCCGATGTTTCGGAGGGGGATGGCGACGGCTGGTGCAGCGGGGTGGCGATCGCGGCCGCCGGCCCAGGCGAGGCCGACGGCGGCGAGGGTGAGGAGGGCTATGGTTTTCATTTTCCGGCTAGTGTGATGATGATACGGGCTTTCAGGGCCTCGTAGATTCTGACGTTGAGGGTGTGTGCGGTGTCGTGGGTGTGGCCCTGGGGGATGACGGCGAGATTGCAGCCGGCGGCTGTTTGTCCGGAGGCGGCGGTGTCGAAGCCGATCTGGTGGATCTGGCGGTCCCAAACGTCGGAGCTGGTGTCTCCGAGGAGGACGAGGGCTTGGAGCTTTGCGGTGGCGGGGGTGACCGCGGGGGTGGCCTTGTCGTAGGGGATGGCCTTGATGGAAATGGCGCGCACAAGGTCGAAGTCATTGGGGACGCCGGCGACCTTCTGGATGATGGTGTAGTCAATGTCTTCGCCGCCTCCGCCAACGGTGACAGCGACGACAATTTCGGGATCACTGCCGTCATCGAGATCCATCTCGATCGCTGGCTTGGAGCCTCCGGGGGTGAAGTCGTCGGGATCGAGGATGATGTGGGCGAGGGTATCGCCGGTGCCTGTCAGTTCGATGAGGTGGTCTCCTGGACCGTACTCCTGGCGGGTGCCGCTGCCGGAGAGGGCAGGCGGTGCCATGCGGACGCCCGGGGAGATAGTTACGCGATAAGCCATGGCTGCGGTCAGATCAGGGCTTGTTCCAGTGCATCTCGATGATGAGTTCGAGGTCGGGGTCCACTTCTGTCAGGTCTATCCGAAAACTAAGAGAGGTTCCAATCGCCCACTCGGGGTGGCCGGCGCAGTAGGGCTGATCGAAGACATCACCGATGGGGTCTGTGGTGCCGGCGGCTTCGGCGAGGACGGAGATGCGGCCGATTTCGAAGGCGAGGGCGGTGTCATCGCCTTTGCCGAAGCGGATGATCTGGGTGGCGATAGCGCCTGTGGTGCCGGGGCGCCGCCGGGCCCAGACGCGGAGATGCCGCAGATCTGAAGGACTCGGTGTGCCCAGTCCCACCTGGGAGCTGAAGCGGACGGAGGCGCCCGTAATGTCCACGGGGCCATCAATGGCAAACAGGACATGAGTGGCAGTGGGCGTGAGGGCCACGAGTAGGTGGGCATCCGGATTGGAGTAGCTGACGGGTGGTTCCCCGGCGCCGATTTCGATGCGGGTGATGCCGTCTTCGGCTACGAGTGAGCGCTGGAGGCGGCCGGGAGTGTGGATGAGGTTGCTCATGTTATTGGTGCTTGTTCCTGGTTAAGCGATGAGGCCGTAGGCATCGCAGGCGAGCTCGAGGTCGGGGTCGGCGGAATCGACGATGAACTTGAAGGGATGGGCGGATCCGAAGTAATAGCGGGTATCGCCGGCGTGCTTCGGCAGGGAGAGGTAGTCGGAGACGGGCTCGGCGCCGGCGGCGGCGGCGCTGACGTTGATGCGGGCGACTTCCTCGTAGGCAGATCCGTTCCAGCCCTGGAGCTTGACGGTCTGAGCGGCGATGCTGCCGGTGGTGCCGGGCTTCCTCCGGGCCCAGACGCTGATGTGACGGATGGCGGCAAAGGTGGCGCCGAATGCTGCGTTGATGCGGGCGGCGGCGCCGGTGAAGACCATGGCGGGCTCGCTGTAGTACATGGTGACGGTGGTGCCTGACGGGGTGAAGGCGGTGGAGAAGCACGCCGTCAGGCCCTCGCTGATGACCGGTGGCGGGGTGCCGGTCTGGAAGGCGACGGCTGTGGCGCCGGTGCCGGGGGAGAAGGCGGCGGTAAGGATGGGATAGGAGGCGACTTGATTCATGGCTACCCCTTGCCGCGAATGTCAAAGTCCCTACATCCCCTTGCGCAGCACGTACTCGTATTCTGCTGTCCAAAAACTCAAAATCTTGTCGCCGAGTGGGTATTCTCCGCCAGCGTTTGCCTGGTAGTTCCGACACACCCAACCGCTGGCGGCACCATTATCTGACGACCATGTGTAGAGCGGGTTCAGGGGATCATTCGGGAGATCCTGAGCAGGATCCTCGGTCAAGGGATTACCCAGAAGGAGCTTGGGCGGGATCGTCGCCGTCTTGCGGTCACCGATGTAGATGCCGCGCACACTGACCGTATATTTTCTCACGATGATCCTTACCCGCTGCGGCACATCGCCAGTGGGGACAAAGGCCCCATTGGCGATGTAACCCTGCACTTCGTAGCCCTTGCCCTGCCCGAATGGCGGGGGGGCGTAGAGGGTCATGCCATCCCGCTCCTGGGGGAACAGAATCTCGTCCGTGCTGACATTCCTGGAAAGGGACTGCAGTTGGTGCCCGGAGCCTAGGGTGATCAGATTATCTTGCGTGCTTTTCGCAAGATTCCGCGTTCCGATGATGCCCTTCCATGAGATGGCAGCGAAGTAGTGCCCCCAACGCCGTTGCACCTGCCCTACCGGACCCAAACAATAAAAATCGGAAGTAAAGCCAATGCCCAGGCCTGGGAGGGCGGCATCGCCACTGGTACCCCCGATACTGAATTTGCTGTAAAGACCTGCCAGATCTCCCCTGTAGCTGATGCGTCCAATGGCGGCATCGAACCCCTGGGGATCCCGGGAGGGAACGGGGTATCCATCCTTCTCGAAAACGAATGAGTCATCAGCCAGTCGGCTGCGAACGATGGCGCCCATATTTAGTGGTCTCTGGTTCGGGATGGCTTGACGCGATCGCCGGCGGTGCCGGCGACGGCATTGATGAGTTGATCCATTTTAGCGGTGAGGACTTTCAGCTCTGCGACGGCGGCGGATTCACCGGCTTTGTCTCCGGCGTCACGAGCGCGGCGGGCGCGGTTGGCGGCGGCTCCGCGCTGGTTGTTCAATGGGGTCTTTTCCTGGTCGAAGTCGTAGTCGAGGCCCTGATTGAAAAAATCTTTGGAGCCCATGTGCCAGTCTCCGTCGAGGCCGGTCTTCATGTTTGGGGAGACGGCGCCTTTAATGCGTTTTTTCCCGGACGCGGTGCCGCCGCCGCCGCCAGAGTTCTTTTGGGATTGGGCGGCCATGGCCGCTGCCTCGTCATGGGTAAAGTTCATCCCTTCGAAGCGCCGCGTGTCTTTTTCGAGATCCAGTGAAGCCTGGAGGGCGTCTGCCTGCTTGCCCTTGCCTCCGGCGCGGAGGGTATCGATCTCGAGTTGGCGGCGGGCATCGGACTTCGTCTGGTCCCGCTGGGTGCGTTCTTTGGCTGTCTGGAGTTCGCGATCTACGATGTTTCCAAGGCCGGTCTGCATGGAGCCGAAAAATGAGCGGAGGCTGGTCTCCAGTTCCTTTTCGGATGCGGTCCACTTGGCCCACTTGGCAGCATCTTCGGCGTTGGCTTTCGTGGCGCGGTCAGTGACGTCAGCGGCGAAGTCTGCGAGGGCCTGCACGCCGGTGGCGACGATGGTCTTCGCCTGGTCGTGCTTGAGGTCCTCTACGTTTTGGAAGCCGCCGCCTGCACGGGTGCGGAGGTCTTCGATGGATTGACGCTGGCCGGCGGTTTGCTCTTCGAGATATTTTTTGCGCTGCTGATCGGCGGCGGAGAGGCCTGGGAATTCGCCGGAGTGTGCTTTTACCTTGAAGTCTTCAGCGGATTTGAAGTCCCCTCGTTGGACGCCTTTTAGCCATCCAGTCACTCCCGTGCCCATCTGATCTTCGATGATTTTATTTGCCTCTGCTTCGGCGGCTTTATCCCTCAACCATTGCTTTTTCACTTTAGCCTCCTGCTCGGCCAAAGCAGCTAATTCGGCTTCGTTTTCCGCGAGGCTGGCTGTCCATGTGCTGAGCTGCTTGGTGTCTGTGGTTTGATCTGACTGGGCCTCAGCAAGCCGCCGGTTTACCCTCTGCAAGTCTGAAACCCAAGGCGAATCCATGGCCCGGCCGATCTCGCGATCTCGCGATCCCCTTCCTGCCTCCTGTCGTTGTAGCTGGTCCGCCCAAGCTGCCCCTGCGGCGGCCCCCGCCTTTCCTGCAGCACCAAGAGCCGCGGCATTGTTGGCGGTGTAGGTGGCTTTGTTCTCTTCATTTACACGCACCAGATCTGCCGTCCCTGTCAGCTTATCCCATGCGATGGTGGCCTGATTTACGGCGACGGCGGCAATGGTGAGAGCGCCGGCGAGGCCGGGGCCGCCGCCGAGGGCCATGACGAGGGGGCCGATGTTATTGACGATGCCCTTGAAGCCATACTGGAGGTCATCAATGCCCTGGGAAAGCATGAGCATGCCCATGCCGGCATTGGAGGCGAAGCCGCCGCCGGGGGCTCCGATGTTGCCGGTGGCGGTGCCCTTGGCGGGTGTCATGCCGATCCAGGAGGGGCTGAAGCCGGTGCGCTGGATGTCGGGCATGGCCTGCTTTGCCTGCTCGCGAAGCTTGAGGCCGGTGACCTGCATCTGCACGGCGGCGTGGTTTCGCTCAATGACGGCTTTCCGGTATTCGCCGGCGAGGATCTTGACGCTATCCGTGGCCTTGAGGACTTCACCGCGGAATTCCTTTACCCGAGCGGCCAGCCCGATATCGCTGGCGAGCTTCCACTCTTTCCGGAGGGCGGTCCGGAAGTCGCCGGCATCCTGCTTGGCCGCGGCCAGGTCCGCGCGAAATTTAGACCGATCCGCGCGGATCTCTGCACCGATGGAGGCTTTTCTGGTAGCGGCCATAGAGGGGGTGATTACTCAGTCGGCGGCGCCGGCGATGGCGGCAGCGATGTCGCTGCGGATGCTGGCGAGGCGCCGGTCCCGCTCTGGCTTGGTGACGCAGGGAAGGCCTCGCTCGTGGAACCAATTGAGGAAGGCGGAAAAGATGGTGAGGACATCGACTCTGGTGAACAAGTGCCGATAGCGGACAGCGTCTGATCCACTAAGGAGCCATGCGATGTGGCTGAGGTAGAAGGGGCGGATTCCTGTGCTTTCGGGGCTATGGGGGGATCGCTTTTTTTTTGAGCACTGACCGGCATTCTGTCCACGACGGCCTTCCACAGGTGGAAGGCGAGCTTACGGCTAGCATGAAAACAGCCGGGCTCAAAGGTCCGGCCGGCCCATGCGGAAATCTCCCGCTGGAGGTGGAGAATGTTTAGAGCCGGGACGGCGTCGGATGAGTCGGCAGCATCCCGAATGCGTGGAACTGACGGGATCCACAGGGCGTCCATCTCGTCATCTGTGCGGCTGGCAAAGTAGAGAATGCGGTGGGCGCTGCGGACTTCATCGGGCTCGTAGCCGCCAAAGTCATCGACGATGAATTCAATGGCTGCGGATGTCAGCCGGAGTGGCCGGCCATCCGGAAACGCCCGCCATGGCGCGGGATGGGTGTCCAAGTGCTGCTGCAGGGCCGCTACGGTGATCAGCGGGAAGGTGACGGGGGGAGCGCTGACAGGAGAATCCTGGGCAGCGTATCCGGCCCATGCGGGCGCTTCCGGGAGTGTGGAGAAAGAGGGATTCATGTGTTATGCTGCTGCGAGGTGGTCTTCGATTTCCTGCCTGGTGGCGCTGGCCTCGCCGTTATCTGCCGCGTAGATCTCAGCGGAAACCATGGCGGTGCGGGTGCTGTAACGGCTGCGGAGGAGGAGGGTGCGCTGGCGCTGCTGGTCCTGGTGGAGGATGAACTGGCGCCACGTGAGGGCGGCGGTGAGGGCGTAGGCGAACGGGTGGCGGTCACCAGCGGGGGTGCCCGGCAGGGCGGGCTGATGGAAATGGCCGAGCGCAAGGCCGGGAAATGTGAGGGAGGCGTCCGCAAAGTGGATGTGAGGCACCGCCGGGCCGGCGAGGCGAGGATAAGGCAGGAACCCGCACGTGATGGCGGCGGCACAGAATGCGGCATCTTCCGGCGTGCGAATCTCGACATGGTGCGCGGGGGCAGTGCCGGCGGCCCACAGGGTGGCGATGAGATCATCCTCCTCCCTGCGGCTGCGCGGTCCCCGGTAGATGAGGCACAAGCGGCTGGCCGGGCTGACCTTGACCGCGGCGGGGCTCTCTGCGGGGCGGGTAAACCATGCCTCGAGGGCCCGAAGATTACCGATGGAGCTGAGGCCGGCGAGGAGGGGATGCTCCGGGTGACGCTCGTGCAGGCATTCCGGCCCGCCGGCGATGGCGGCGCGGATCAGCAGATCCCGGACGGCGGCCGGTGAGGTATCGCAAAACCATGTGTGCTCGACACGGCTGCGGACGGTATTCTCCAGCTTTTTATACCGGACCTTAAAACCGGCGGCCGCAAGAGCGGCAGCGATATCGACAGCACGATAGAGCGTGATGCCCTGCCTGGTAACGTCTTCTATCTGGATGGTCTCGACGATGTCTTTCATGAGTTCAGAAGCGGAAAAAAGTAGAGGGCACAGGAAGCGGACCTGTGCCCTCCGAAGCCCCGGATGGGGGGGCACTCAATAACCACAACACAATGTCAGGAAAGGGCGGCGGGATCGACAGCGAGGGCGGAGAGCGTGGGCTTGAAGAGGAGCTTCAGGACGTAGTCGGCCTTACGCAGGTCGCCGGCGCGGAGGGATTGCTTCGGCGATTTCACGGACCATGAACAACCGTTCCCGGTGGGATACTTGTGCTGGATGTCGGGCATGGCGGTGTAGAGCGTAAGGGCGGAATACACCAGGACTTCGCCGGGATGCCGGTTCGCCCACGGCCCGGAATTGTCCGTCTGCTCGCAGTCGATCCCGAGTTCGTAGGTGGGCTTGTTCAGAAGTGTGAGGGCCTCCTCGCCCATGCCTCCGGTCTTGATGATCTCATTTCGCTGGGGATCAGGGTTGATGCCGTTGATCAGGAGCTTATCCAGCTCCTGAGGGATGCCGGGAGCGGATTCCGAAACGGAGACGGCCCCGTGGGCTTGCATGAGGATGGCGACGGCAGCGGAGAAGGCGGACATAAGAGAGCGGTGATGGATGTGGTTTCCCTATGCTGGTAATGTCAAACCGCGGCCGGGGTGACGGTGAGAGTGCCGGCCGGGATGGTGATGGTGGCACCGGGCGCCACAGCGATGGGCGTGCCCAGCTCCACGACGATGAAGTGGGTCTGGACGATGGGGATGCCGAGGACGACGTGGGTGATGCTCCAGCCTCCGCCGGGGGCCGTATCGGTGCCGGTGACGTCGGCTGCCTGGGTGATGGTGGCGCCGGAGACTGTGAGGCCAGTGGCGTCCCGGGGGATGGTGAGGTCATTGTCCCCGACGAGGGCGCCGGCGTCCATGGGGTCTCCATCGTAGCACTCGACAAAGGCGGTGGTGCCGGCGGGCTGGAGGGTCTCTGTGCCCATGAGGTACTGGAGACTGATGGTGGCGGGGGTATCGAAGGCGTCGGTGGCAAAGTTTCCATCCAGCGCCCATGTCAGATGAATGCCGAGGGCATCAACAGGGGCGGTGACATCGACATAGGCCGGCACGGCTACGGGGGAGGCGAGGGCGATGTCCCGGATGAGCGTGCCGCGCTGCAAACGGATGTGGCTGATGGAACGAGCGGCCGCGGCGTAAGGCCATGTAAGGGCAGCGTGATTTCGCGCGACGGTGGTGTCAGGGGTATCCGGCTGGGTGAAGTTTTCCCACGCTGCCATGGTAAGGGGATCTGATATGGCGGTGCCGACGGTGGCTGGATCACCATCGAACAGAGTGGCGGTGAAGGCGCCGGCGTAGGGTCCGGTGATCCGGTGGGCTACAGCGGAGGCGAGGGCCGAGAGGGCGGCGGCTGGCAGAGGGGCGGAGGCCTGGGCAGGGATCTCCACGGCGGCGACGGGAGCGTCCGGAATGGGTGAGGCGACGAAGACAACGGGATCGTCCTGACCGGATTCTCCGGGATGGAGGGAGGTATCGAGATCAGAGAATTCCAGTACGATCTGAAAGGATGTTTCCGGGGTGTCTCCACCAATAGTGTCTGTGGACGGATCCTCATAGTAGAGGAGGCCGATCTCGTCACCATCCGCCTCCCGGAGGTACTGATGAGGGGTGCGATTTTGCTGGGCAAAGGCGAGGGCCTGCCGTGCCAGCGGGGTGCCGGGGTGATAGTTTGGCAGGCCATCGAAGGTGAGGACGGTGGCCTGGACGGACCATGTGAGGACGGCGTCGAAGTCGGCCCGCAAAAAGAGCACGCCCTCGTGATCAAGGAGGCGTTCTTTTTGGCGTGTGGCGTCGATACGGCACCGGTGAATAAGGAGGTTTTCCTCATCCTGCAGGCCGATGATGGACGGCTGGAGGCCGCGGGAGGGGCCGTGATTGTGAATGAGGACGGCGCGGTGTGAATCGAATGCCATGGGTTTTAGTCAGTCAGGGGCGAGAGAGCTGCAAAGGACGTGGAAGGAGAGGCGGGCGGCGGGATGGCCGTTGGTCTGGCGGAGTTCCTCCGGATGGACCTGGGTGATGGTGTCCCGGCCGTAAACGAGGATGTCGGAGGCACTGAGGCGCTCGGAGACGGGCCGGGCTGTCTGGAGATCTCTGGCCGGGTAATCAATGCACAGAAGGCCCTGAAGCATGCCAAGGCGGGTGCGGATCTGGGCGGCGGTATCGTCTCCCTGCCATGCCATCTCGACGAAGACCGGAACGTCCCACATGACGGACGGGAGGCGGGAGCCGCGGGCCTCTGGATTGCCGCCCTGGGCGATGATGATGTAGGGAGCTTCCACGGCGGCGCGCTGATCGTCGAGATACATGCGGGTGCCTTCCGTCAGCAGGAAGTGCCCGGCCGGGCATCCAGTGCGGGCTGTGAGGGAGTCCCATTCTTCCCAATAGGGTGCAGAGTAGGGATCCGGACGGATCCAGCCTTCCACACCCTCACGGATGAGAGTGGCAATGCGGGCGAGAAGAGGCGCGACCGGGGCGATGAGTGTGGGCTGGACGGCATGCATAGAGATCAGGCCGCAAAGCGCGGCATAGAGGGCATGGGGATGATGGTGGAGTAGCGGCCGCTGACACTGAATCCAGCAGAGCTGGCGGCATTGGCCATATCATGGTAGAGAAACTCGCCTATCATCCCCACTACCTCCGCAAGCGCAGCATCGAAGGCATCCCCGGCGAGTCCGGCGATGCCGGCCGGGCGGGTGCGGAAGGGGTGATTACCGCTCTGACTGGCAAAGTTTTCCACGAGGATGGAGGCGAGGTCATCAGTGAAATTATGCGAAATGAATCCAGGCGGGTGCTTGTATTTCGGCACGCGAGTGTTGACGAGGCCCTTCTCCGTGGCGCCGCCGGCGGCACCCTTTCCGCGGCCGAGCACATTGATGGCAGGCAGCAGGCCGGCTCGGTGCGTATTGACCGAATACTCGCGACTCCCGATGTACTTTGCTACCTCCGCGTAGAACTGCGGGGAGCGGGCCCGGGCAAGGGCTCTGGCACCCCGATAGTCGATGATGGCCACGATGGCCGAGGCTACTGTGCCGCGCAGCATGTTGGCACGCCTGACGTCACGATTCCTGCCCTTTCCAGCATACAGCGCGCGATCCAGCGCGCTATAAGTCCGGATGGTCCGCATCAGATTGGCCCTGACTTTTCCGCGGTCACCCTGGGGGATTTTCGACATGGCGAAAGAGACCCAGTACTGCATGACCTTCGCAATGGTGTCGAAGATGTCCTGCCCGCGCATGCCGCGCGCGATGGCCCACCGGTCGAAGGCATCGACCACATCCGCTCCGCCGATGCCATCCGCGTTGGCAACGTTTTGCAGAAATTTAGCAGGAACAGTGATAGCCATGGGGCAGAAAATTATTTTTGGATGGCGGTGGTGATGTACTAGGTTTGTACTAGGCAGCGGGGCCGTGATCGGTGGCGATGAGGGTGATGTGCTCGCCGTATTCGTTGGCGGTGTTGATCAAATACTTGCGGGAGGTGGCGGGATCGTAGGAGCCACTGCCGTTGTCAGGACCGAACACGAAAACCATTTCCGGGCGGGGCCGGAACGGGAAGTCTGCGGTGGTGCAGTGGAAGCTCTGGCCATCCGCTGGCATGGTGAGCAGGCCGGGCAGTTCTTTGCTATCCTGTTTCACCGGAGACGCTGCGCAGACAACTGGGGTGTAGGCGCTGAGCCCGGGACTGGCGGGCCACCAGATCTTCTCGGCGCCTCCAAAGGTGGCGATGGTGCGGGCCTGGGTGAAGCGCAGGGCGGCGGTGAGGAAGGGGGAGGGCATGAGGAAATCCGAAGGCTGGAAATGAAACGCCCCGGAACCGGTCAGGACCGGAACCGGGGCGGCGGTGTCGAGGAGCAGCAGGCCTCTGGACAGGTTTTTAGTCGAGGACGTAACGACCGTTGGCGGGAGTGGGGGAGGACTTGGCGGCGGTGACGAGGATGTCTCCGGTGTCCGGATGATGGAGGGTGGTGCCGACGACCACGACAGGGACGCCAATGAGGTCTGTGCCCTGCTGATGGTAGTAGCGGGCGGGGCGGCCGGAGACCGCCGTAGCGGCTGCGGGGACTTCCCGAGCGGCCTGAGCGAAGGCAACGGCGGCTTTCCGTTCTTCCTCTGCGGCGGCGAGTTTGGCTTCATACTCGGCGCGGAGGTTGGACTCGATTTCCGCGCGGAGTTTGGCTTCGAGGGCGGCGGGATCAACGGGGGTTTCCGCCAGCGGGAGTGGGGTATCTTTTGCCATGGGAGTGACAGGATCAGGATTGATGGGAACGCCGGCTCAGGCGGCGAGCTGGAGGGTGAATTTTTTGGCGGTGTTGTCGCCGCCGCCGCTCTCGACTGCGGCGGTGAGGCGGATATAACGCTTCACGTCTTTAGGGAGATAGAGGCGCTGGTTGTATGCGGCGTTGCCGTTACCCACCTTCCCGGTGACGACGAAGGTGCCGGTGCCGGGGACATCGGCAAAGGCGTCTGTGGAGCCATCATCGCTGCTGTGCTGGAGCGTGAGGGTGATCTTCTTGGTGGAGACGAGGGCGGTGCCGGCCTCGACCTGAACTTCGACCTGGAGGGCGGGGACGGGGCCGGGGGCGGCGCCCAGATCAAGGGAGGCGCTATTGGCGCTGCCGGCGGCAGCAGGGAGCGCGGTGGCTTTCTTGGAGAGCTGATCGGGGATCATGTGAGGATGAATGGTGTGAGGGTGGTGAGGCGATGGGGCGTTAGCTTTCGATGGCGTCGTTATTTTTGATGACGCTGTCGTAAACGACGGGGATGCCTTCGTAATTGGTAGGGCGCGGGGCCTGAAGGTTGACCTGACTGTCCCGGGCGGTGGTCATGCCGCCAAGGAAGACGGATACGGCAGTGGCGCTGCGGCTGTTGGCCCACTGATCGCCGGACCGGGGGGACATGGCGAGAATGGAGGGGCGCTTCCCGTCGCTGTGCGAGAGGACGAGTTTTTCCAGCTTGGCGTCCGTGACTTTGGCGGCGGCGTCATTGGTGACGTTGGACAGCCGTCGGATGGAGTATTGCGTGGGGACAGTCTGGTCCGGGGTGAGCTTTGTGAAGCCTCCCACACTGAGGCCGACGTAGCCGTGCATCTGCATGACGTTATGCATGGAGGTCTTGGTGGGCTCATTGGAGTCCGGGGCGAGCATCTGCTGGATGATGTCGGACATGGTGAAGAACTCGCCGCCCTGATCGTTGCCAATAATGAGCTGGGCGTCCTTTTCACCGAAGCAGATGGAATACACGCTGGAGGCGGTATCAGAGGTGCTGCCACCGGCGTTGATCACGGATTTCGTGAAGTCGGTATCGTCGGGGCTATCAGTGAGGGTGAGAGTGTTTCCGGAAATGAAAGGGGTGAGTTCCTTCATTCCGGGGAAGGCCTTGTTATCGGCGGTGGTGCCGTAAACGAGGACTTTGTTGATGTGGCGCATGTCGGCCACGACTTTGGTCTCGGTCTGGAGGTCGAAGTAGGAGTAGCCGACGTTGGGGTGGGCACGGTTCCACTTATTCGCGGTGATGATTTCCTCGGCGATCTGGCCGCCGATGAGCTTGCAGTCGAACTCGCGGACGGCGAGGGTGCATTTGCTGGGGGTGAAGCCTTCGTTGAAGTTGACGAATCCGCTGGAGGGCAGGCCGGTGAGGACGAGCGACATGAAGCGGGTGTCCGGCGTGGGACGGACATCGAAGGCGGAGACGAGCGGGTGAGAGGTCTGGACGGCCATCATCAATCCCGCGCTGAGGGGGATGTTGCGGCCTTGGGCGATTTCGAGGGCGGTAGGCATAGGAGCGGAAAAGGAGAAAGTGGAGGGCGGGAGAAACTTCTTGTTAGTTGAGGGCGGGCTTTTGCTGGGCGCGGCCGAGGGCGATCATCTGGAGGGGGGTGAGCTTTTGATTGGCGGCGGGGGCAGGCTGCTGGCTGGTCTCTTTTTTCGGGGTGTGGCCGATGCCGCGGAGTTCCTTGGCGACCTGCTGATTGATGACGTTGGCGGCCTTTTGATGCGGGGGTGAGGTCTGCTGTTTTTCGTCCTTGCCATCGCCGAGGGTGGCGGCGGCTTCCTCCAGCGCGGACCAGTCTTCTTTGAGCCGGGCGTTTTCCTTTGTCAGGGTGTCGACCTGCTTGAGGGCGGCGTCGAGATCGGCTTCGGCTTTTTCGGCGCGGGCCCTGAGAGCGGCAATGTTGTCGGCGAGGCCGGTCTTGGATTTGAAGACGGCGGCCATCTTGCCAATGGTGGAGGCGCGGACGGCGGCGGCGTCATCCTCGTCCTCCTTGCGGGCGGGGGTCTTTGGCTGACCGGTTTCGCCCCGGTCGGACGGATGTTGCTGCTGCTGCTGTGTGGTGGGCGGCTGCTGCTGAGTGCCATCGTCCGCGCGGACAGTGAAGGCGGTGAGGGCGAGGGTGGCGACGAAACTGAGAAGAGTGAGGAACTTCATAGGATTGATTGGATGGAATGGAGCGACACTTTACGCGGGGGAGGTCAAAGCGCGGAGGTGGGCGCGGCGGTCGGGATGGGAGCCATCACGAAGGGCGGCGGGGGCGTCCTGGGCATACCATGCCTGTCCCTGCATGATCTGGGCGGCCCATTCCTCGGGTGGCAGGGGGACGGGCAGGGCGGCGGCTTCGGCGGCGATCTGGTCTCCGCGGCCGTCGATGACGGCGGCAAAAAAGCGGTCGGCACAGGCGGCGCACTGTTGCTTCCGCAGCATGATGTATTCCTCATTGATGGGGGTGCCCCATGTGCCCTGGCCTTTGAAAACTCCGGAGCTGATAAGCTTCACGAAGATGCCTTCCTTTTGATAGTATTGGGAGGAATCCACGAGGGCGCAATACACGCCGATGCTGCCAATGAGGGCGGAGTCGGCGGCAGCGAAGGTGTCCGCAGCACACGCCATCCAGAACGCGGCGCTGGCGCACATGCTGTCTGTGTATGCGTGGACCGGGGCGGCGCCGAGGGCGAAGGCGCGGATGGCCTGGGCGCATTCTGCGACGCCGGTGACGGTGCCGCCGGGGCTGTTGAAATGGAGGGCGAGAGCGGCGGGGGAGTACTCGGCGATGTGCTCGAGGGCGGTGACGATGTGGTCTACGCAGACGCCGCCGCAGCTCATATCGAAGTTGTCGAGGGCCTTGCCAATGATGCCGTTCACGTAGAGCTGGGCGACGCGGGTGTTGGCATCGACATTGTAGGCGACCTGGGCGCGCTTTTCCTCAGCGGGGATCAGCCACTGGGCGGCGCTGTCGATGGCGCAAAGGGTGTCATTGAGGGCGCGCTGTTTGGCATGAGGGTCGCGGGGGCCGTCGTCACGATACGCGGTGTCGCCGGCGGGGCCGGTGATGCGGGCGGGGTTTTCCACGGCGGCGAGGAGCTGGGGGACCATCGTTAGCTGATGGAATTCCGGCTGGATCATCCAGGGCTCGCAAAAGACGGCATTGGCGATGCGGGGGAGTCGGGAGAAAATTTTGTGCATGGGAGGGGTGAAGTTGTACTAGGTTTGTACTAGGCAGCGGGGGGCGCCGGGGGGGCGTGAGGGTCGGGGGAGTTGGGCTCGGCAGGAGCGGCCTTACTCTCAGGGAAGACGATGCTCTGGGGGAGGCGGCGGCGGCCGACGCCGTCGTTCCACATGTATTCCAGCTCATCGAGCCGCTCATTCATGACGGTGACGGAGTCGCGGCCGTTGCGACCGGCGAGTTGCTTCAGGGAGGTGGCGCCGAGGCTGAGCTTCACTTTGTCCTCGGCGGTGTTTCGCCCGATGTCGATGGTGTAGGCTTCGCTGAAGCGGGCGATGCATTGATAGGGGCGGAGGACGCTGCGCTTAGGCGCGGGAATGATGCGGGTGCGGATGGCGTGCTCGACGCGGCGGGCGTAGTCGCGTTTCACGAACGGGACGCGGCGGGCGAGTCGGCGATCGCGCCAGACGTGGCTGTCGCCAATGGTGAGGCGGATGGAGGGGCCGGTGCCGCCAAAGCGGCCGGTGAAGAGGCCCCACATCATGGGGGCGGGGAGCCCGAGGGCCATGGCGATCTTTTCCAGGGTATTGCCCCGGGTCTCGTCGTAGGTGGGGATGTCCCGCTCCACGGAGTGCATGTTGAGCTTTTGCCCGGGACGCAGGCGGGCGATGCGGGGGCCGCCCATGACTTCCTCCGTATAGACGGGGACGGCGGCGGGATCTGTGGCGTCGCCGGTGGGCGATGGACTGGAAGGGGTGAACATATTCTTCGACCATGGGCCGGCGACGGGGGCGGGCTCATCGTCGGAGCTGCCAGCGGCTGTCTCGACGCTCATGCCGATCTGGGAGGCGACCTTGATCAGCTCGATAACGGCCATGTCTATTTCCTGAAGGTCGATCATGGGGTTGATAGCGGCGAGAAAGGGGGAGACGCAGCGCACCCATGCGGGGTGCTTAAATCCGCCGTGGAACCATGCATCGGAGGCGTCCACGACGTCGGCTGTCTGGCGCCATGCGGCGCCGGGGGTGGCGTCATCGAGGATCTGATAGGCGAGGTGCCGGTGGTCTGCGTCCACCTTCACGCCGTCCTGCCATGTGGCGTCGTAGCCGTGCCCGAATGGGGTGTCCACGGCGAGGGCATCATGGAAGCGGACGGATGGCCAGCCGTCGCGGTCGAAGCGGAAGACGGTGAGGCCGTCGCCCATGATGAGGGACTGGGTCTCGACCATTTCCTGATAGGACTCGGCGTTGAATTTGGCGCTGAGGTCGTAGGTTTCCACATCGACCTGGGTGGACTGCCAGTACTCGCGGAGGATGCGGTTGTAGTCGGCGTTGCCGGTATCGGGGTCCGGTCGGACGGGACCTTCCCATGCGGCGACGCGGCTGCAAATGGCACCGTAGCTGTTCGCCTCGAGTGCGCGCATTTTCTCCGTGACGGTGCGGCGGGCGGCTCCGGTGAGGACGAATTTCGCGCGGCGGTTCAGCGGGTTTATGTAGCCGCGCACGGGGGACTGCTGGGCGGCGGCGACTCCGGTGCCGCCGCCGGTGCCGGTGCCGGTAGTGGCGGCGACGGGGCGCGAGGGGGCGGTCTCAATGAGGCCGCGGTGATCTGTGAGGACGATGCGTTCCATAATTTGTCAGGATGGTTACCAGGGGACTTCACGGGTGGAAAAGTCGAGGCCGCTCCCGATGGGGCGGCGGGACTGGAGAGGATCCGGGGCGAGTGCCGCGGCGGTGAGGGCGTTCCGGTAGACGCGGAGATCAATGCTGACCATCTGCGCAAGCTTGTCCTCATACATGCCGACACTGGGGCCGGTGCCCATGTTCTGACTGGAGATGGCGTGCATCTGGCGCCATGCGGTGAGGGATTCCTGCAAGCGCACCCATGCGTTCTGCACCGCCGCGGGGGCATCGGTCGCGGGGGCGGTGAGGCCGAGAGCTTCGACGAGATCGTTTTCGTAGGACATTCTCCCCTATGCGGGGAGAGTCAAAGTCGGGGCATGCCCTCGAAACTACGAAGGTAGTGAGCCGCTTCGTGCATGCCTCGCGTCCATTTAGTCGCGTGATCGACGACGATCGATTGCGCTACTAGCGTTTCGAAACGGATCTGTCCTGGAGACACAATCACCAAGTCCGTTCGATTGAGTTTTTCAGCGAGGCGGCGCGGATAACCGAGCTGATCGTTGACCCACACATAGAGCGCACCCGTGGGGGCTTCCTGCATTTGCTTCGTCGTAATGCCAGTCTGCCGCAGTTGGGCGCTGCGGGCTTCTGAACGTCTTCTGATGGTGTCATGTTTCTGGTGTGGTTGAGATGAAAAATCAGGCGGCGGGGGTAATCTGGGTGCTTTTTAGCAGGTAGTCCGGGTCCTCCCTGCACATGCGCTCGCAGAAATCCATGACGAGGCCTATCTTTTCGCAGTCGCCGAAGTCGTTCACGGCGCTCTGACTGACCTTTTCCCAGATGGTTTTCCGGTTTTTCCAGACTTCGTGCTCCTGCATGAGTTCGTGGAAGTAGTCGTCACCGGTATCGGCGGCGAAGTAGATGGCGGGGGCGTAGGGGCGGTGCCGGCGGGGATCGAAGTGCTGGATGGTCTCTCGATACAGACGGCCGGCCCAGTAGTTGTGATCGAAGTAGAGGCAGAAGAGGGGGCGGCCGCTCTTGGCGTTCACCTTGACGGGCCAGACGCGGTCTGTCGTTTGCAGGGATTCCTTCGCGCCAGCGGTGGCGACGATGCGCCCGCGCTCGGCGAGCACGAGGTCAATGGCGTCGTACCAGCGGCTGCCCTGAATGTCCATATAACACTTGTAGATGGTGCTGGGATGGCCATCGATGGTGGTGAACATCTGCGTGGCGAGGTATTTCCGCAGTTCCGGGAAGCCGGGCTGCGCGGGGAAGCTCCCGTAATCCAGCAGGTAGGAGCGGCCGTCTTTGCCGTAGGCGCGGACGCGGTATTTGACGCTGTCCTTTTGGTTATCGGCGGTCATCCCGATGTAGCTGACCTGGGTGGAGAGGAGGGGGATGATGCCGGTGAGGTGGCCGTCTTCATCCTTCATCTGCCATGGCGGGGGATCGTTCCACTTCGGCCCGGGGACGAGGCGGCGGAGCTGCTCGAAGGTGGTATCCTGACTGCGGACGGTGGGCTCGGGGATGCCGAGCAGCTCGTTGTTGAAAGCGCGGAGTTTGACGGGGTCGTTTTGGGCGTCGAGGAAGCGGAGGACGATGCAGCCCCACGCAAGGGACTCGAAGGCGATATCGGTGAGAGCACTAAACTGCGCACTCCACCGGCCGGGGTGCGGCAGCGGATACATCTCGCGGGCCTTCCGGTCCGCCGATGGGGTCTCCACCCAGCGCCCGGAGAGCACCCACGCTTTTTTCTCCGCTCCTTCATGCACGAGGCCCTGACAGTGAGGGCACTCATAGTGGGTGTCCTTGAGGATGCGGGATTTGTCCCACTGTTTGGGCATTCCGGGCAGGGTCTCGACGCGGCAGTGCGCGAAGCGGATGTGCTTGAAGGACGGCTCGGTGAAGACGCCGCAGTGCGGACACTGGCATTCATAACGCATCTGGTTCCCTGACAGATACTCTGCGTGCATGTAGGTGCCTTCCTCTGGCACGTACTTCAACTCTCCTGTCTTCGGGTCTTTGGCGAACTGGGCTTCCTTTTCGGGCTTGGAGAAGGCGCAGAGCTTGCGGAATTCGTTCCCGGCGGTGATCCGGCCGCGTGCCAGCGAGATCGTGGTGGTGTCGCCGACGGTTTTGTGCTGCTCGCACTCGTCGAGGATGACGATGTTCGCGGCCGTGGAGGTGAGCACCGAGGCGGACTGGCCGCCGCCGACATAGAGGGTGGCATTCGTGAAGCGGAATTCCTCCGCGGTGGTCTCCGTGCCGTCCATGCGCTCGCTGGTGGCCAGCTCGGGGAGGGCGGCGATGATAGGGGTATAGGTGTCTTTCTTCTTTTTCCGCACCTCCTGACGCGTGTGCATCACGAGGATGGCGGTGCAGGGCCGGTGAATGAAGGCGTGACAGAGCGCGAACCAGACGAGGGTGGTGAATGTGGACTGCACCGGCTTCAGGCAGAACAGCTCATGAACGCCGGGCGTCTCGAAAAACCGGAACACGAGGCGCGAGACGACAGGGAAGCGGTCGGGGTCGAAGTGCTGTCCGGCGTAGGATGGGTTCTGATCCGCCGTGATCTCCAGGCGCTGCGCACGCAGCCAATCGCCGATGGATGGCACCGGCCGCGGCCGATAGATGTCACACAGGCAATCAATGAGGAACTCGCGTTCCGGCGACGAACGCGAGGCAAGTGCGGCGGCGGCTGGAGCGCGATCGGACATTCAACTCAGGCGGCCAGGCGGCAGGCCTTCGGTGAAATGCGGGACCATCGCTCAACGATGGCGGCGGCTTTCAGCGGGCACTTCTCCATGATGCGGGCGCGGCGGCCGAGCTGCTCGGCAGCGATCATGGTGGATCCACTGCCCGCGAACATATCGACCACGATGTCTCCGGGCTGGCTGGAAAGAATGAGGCCTTTTTCTGCCAGGGCCACGGGCTTCTGATTGGGATGAATATACTCGGCAGTGGGGTCGCGGGAAACGCACCATGCAGTGGTGCCTTCGTGCGGCTGCAGCAGGATGGTCTCGCCGGCGGCGATGCGGAAATGGCGAAGTTTTGCCGCCTTGGGCGGGGGGCATTCCTTCACGAGCAGATGGCGGCCGTGCCCATCGGTGAGGTGGATGCCTTCCTTGTTCACGAGCACACCGGCGGCCGGATCCTGACCGGAGATGCGCCAGCTCGTGGACTGGCTGCGGTCGCCGTAGAAGCGCGGTGCCGATCCTTCCCGGCAGGCGTAGAAGGCGTGCTCGGTCTGCCAGTGGAAGTCTTCATGGCCGAGGACGAATCCCTCCTTTACCCATGTCAGGTACTGGCGCTCTACGAGGCCAACGGCTTTCATTGCATAGCTGAAATCATCCCGCGTGGATGAGGCATGCCAGATGTAGAACGGGGCATCAGCGACGGTGCGCTGGACGGCCTGATCAAGGGATGCACGAATCAGGGCGGCAAGGTCGTCGCGCTGGAGCTTGTCTCCTTCCACGCTCCGGCCTTTGCTGTCCACGTAGTCGACTCCGTAAGGCGGATCAACAAAGACGAGGTGACCGGTTTCCCCTGCGGGCATCATGAGATCCCACGAGGCGGGGCTGGCTGCATCTCCGATCACGAGACGATGCGGACCGAGGTCCCAGACCTGTCCGAAGGCGGTGTTCCATTTGGCAGCGAGCGCGGCGTTTGGATCCGGAGCGGGCTCCTCAGCAGGCCCGCTACCTTTGTCAGATCCAAGCTTGGCGAGCAGCTTCGTCATGACGAGGTCGTCGTATCCGGTGAAGACGATGCTGGAGCCTTCGGCTTTCAGATCGGAGAGGATGCCCGCGAGGGCGGCATCGTCCCGCTGCGAAAACTCGGCGAGACGATTGTCGGCGAGGAGGTGGCTGAGTTCCTCTTCATCGGTAGCGAAGTCCTGATACTGCACCGGCGCTTCGCGGAGGCGCAGCGTGCGGGCGGCGTAAAGGCGGCCGTGCCCTGACACAATAAATCCGCTCCGGCGGGAAACGGTGATCGGGTTTCGCCACCCGGTATTCTGGATGATCGTGGCGAGGAGGTCGCTCTGTTTTTGTGAGTGCCGGTTCGGATTCCGCGGGTGCTCGCGGAGTTCTGTCAGGGGAACCAGGGCGTCGTGGAGGCAGTGGATGGCGGGGGCGGTGTTCATGCGGCTTTTTCTTCGGCGAATCGGGTTTCAGCGAGGCCCCGGCAAATCTCATCGACGAGGCGTTCAACGAATCCTGCCCATGTCTCCCGTGACTGGATGGCCGTGGGCATTTCTGTGAGGGACTCCTTCAGTTTGGTCTTGAAGCGGTTGGCGATGTTGCTGTGGAGAGACTGGAGTTCGCGCCGGATCCCGTCGCGGCTGAGCAGCTTACCACTGCTGGCCATGATCTTTTCCCGGTCCCTCTCCACAGTGCGGAGCAGATCGAGGGCCTCGATGAACGCGGACCGCGAGGCTTTGATCTGGTTGTGATCGTTCGCCTTGAACGCTTTGGCCATGATGGCGGCCTGAACCTTGAAGTTCATCTTCGCCATCGCGACCCCGTCATCAAAATCGATGGAGCTGGGGTCGAAGTCTTCGAGGGAGATGTTGAGATCCGAAATGTCGGGGAGCTGGTCGGCCGGTGCAGGCGCAACGGCATCCGGTGCCGGTACCGGTGCGGAGGCTTGCAGGCGGGCGATCGCCTGGTCAAAGAACGGCCCGGGCTGGTGCTTGAAGACGCCGCGTTCTCTCATTCGCTCGTACCACGCTTTCATATCGACGGGCGAATGCAGGGGCGGCGGATCCTCCGGATCGCCGGACTTCCCGGCTGCGACCCAGCGCTTCACCGTGCGGACGGTGACGCCGTATCGCTGCGCGACTCCGGCTTGCCCTGTCGGTGTGTCAGGGGACTCGAGTTGCAGCGGCAGGGCTTTCACAGGCGTGGCGTCCGCAGGCGTGGCTGCGGCGGTCGCCGAGGGCTGCGGTGTGTCGGTCGAGGCGTTCAGGATTTCCATTTCACGAGGGGTTGGGATGCCTCCGGCTTCGATCTTTTGGAGGATGTTCAGCACGATCCGTTTGTTCACTTTTCCGAGTGCCGCACGGATCAGCTCGCGGTCGTCGGGTGTCAGTCCGGGTGTCATAAGGAGGGGACGACGACCGGAGGTTCGCACTGCCGGCGATGATCCACGGCCGGTCCGGATAGTCGAAGAGCATCAGCTTGGTGTGCTGGCGGCCGAGGGCGCCACGAAAGCGGGGATGCGGTGCCAGACGTGTCTCAACGGCGCGGGCAATCGGACGGTTCGTCTCCCAAAAATAGACGCTGGCCAATAACGTCAGGGTCGGCTCCTCGGGCCGCTGCAACGTGGCGAGCAGCGTATGCACATTATCTTCTGACATTGAGAGCGTCGCCAGATCAATGCGAGGCGGGCAGCCATGCCGCTGGATGATCCGCGGGATCAGATCGCAGAACACGAAGTCCCCCGGAATGATCCCGTGCGTGACGTCCCCTTCCCCCTCCGGAAGCGCGTCGACCACTGCATCCGCATTCGCCGCCTCAATAAATCGCCGGGCCATACGCCGGGCCGTTCCTTTGAGGGCATCCTTTCGGCGCTGAGTGTGCAGTGTCCGGCCAATGGGGAAGCATTGCTCCCGGGTAATTCCGGGGGCATCCAGCCGGGCAAGGGCGCCTTCGAGATCGCATTCCATACCCTACCCCCCGATGTCAAAGGGACTAAAGGGACAAAAACCTTTTCGGGATCAGGCGCGCCCGTCCCCTGCGGGTCGGGAAACT